TTCAAATTCTTCTGGTAAATTAACAACTGATTCGTCGAATTTCTACTGGGACGACACGAATAATCGTTTAGGGATTGGAACAAATGCGCCAAGTGTTGGATTAGATACAAGAGGAGGTTTTAATTTATATACTGCTTTAGGAGCTCACGCTTTAACATCTTCATCAGTAAGTGGAACTGATTCAACTATTAAATTTACAAGACCCGCAGGCGAAAATGGTTGGTGTAGATTTAAATTAGGTAGCGGATTAGAAATTGCTTCAGATAATTCGAGTGGCGAATGTAGATTTACAGCACCTGCAGGTGGATTTTTCCCCACAATATACTCCAATGGAAGTGAAAGAATGCGAATTTTTAGTTCAACAGGAAATGTCGCTATAAACACCACAACCGACGCAGGCTTTAAATTAGACGTAAACGGCACGGCGAGGGTGCAGGGGATTTTAACACTTTCAACAGCAACAGGAGGGACTGCTTATTTTCAAGATACAAGCGTTTCAGCGACAGTTAATGTTACCGCATTAAGTAATACTGCGGGAAATTTCGCAATAGTTACAAGAAGCTCAACGGGTGCTTATGTATATGATAATTGGGGGATTGTTGTAAATTCTACAACAAGCTCTTATCAAAGATGGTTTACTTCGGGAACAGAAAGATTGCGTCTTTGGACAAATGGAAATTTGATGCTTGGAGCAACAACCGATATTCCTTCAGCAATTTTAAATATTGGCTCAACTACAAAAGGATTTCTACCACCGAGAATGACAAACGCGCAACGTTTAGCGATTGCAAGTCCTGCCGTTGGTTTAATGGTATATTGTACCGATATGGTAGAGGGTTTATATGTAAACAAATCCACAGGGTGGACATTCATAATATAATAAATATAAAAATGGCACAAATACAACCGATTAATTTCCCTTTTACAGGCGAAGCGACACAATTAAAAGTTTTAATCCTTAACTTTCCAACCGATGCGAATACTTGCACGACTTACAACGAACTTTTGACCGACGATGGAATAGTTTGCACGTCTTGGAATTACACGCTAACTGACGACGAGTTTGCAGCGTGGGGCAACGATAACACTTGGGTTGAAAATTGCGTTGCAAAAAACAAAAACATTACTATTTTAACATACTAAAAATGGAGGAATTAAACGTACTTAAGCAAGCTATTGAAATCGCAGTAAAAGCAGGAGTTTATCAAATGGCTGACGTTGTTGCTTTGTCGCAAATTATTGACAAATTAGCGGCTAAACTGCAAGACGATGAAGCAAATTAAGGAGCATTTACTGCCGATTATTTTAATCGTTTTAGGTATACTTGACCAAACGACTGATTTGCTTGTTGAGTTGATTAGCCAGTTAGGATTGCCCGATTATTTTGGAACAATTCTCAAAATTTTAGTTATAGTATTGGGAGGGATTAAGTTGTACCTTTCACAACCGAATAAATTTAACGCATGAGCAATATTGAAAGCGAGCGACTGGATCGCATTGAGCAACACATCAAAGAAATTAAAAAAGATTCCGAGACTCGCTCAGCCGATATAAAAGAAATAAAACAAGCTCTTTTAGGTAACGACCTTAACGGATTTCGTGGACTTGTTTGGAAAATATCGGACATCGATAGTCGCGTAATTGATTTGGAGGACAACGACGCCGAGCTTAAGGTTTACATCAAACAAGCCAAAGTCATCGCCGTAGCGTTTACCGCTGCACTTGTGACCTTATTATTTAAAGCATTCAGCAAATGAAACTAAACACCACAGGATATCGCTTGATTTGTCGCTTTGAGGGATTTAGTTCTAAGCCTTACCTCGATTCGATTAAGGTGCCGACGATTGGCTACGGAAATACTTTTTATAGTAACGGCAAGCGCGTCAGTTTACTCGACCAACCAATCACGGAACTCGAGGCGTTTGAGATGTTTAAAGTAATTGCGGACAAATTTGCGGCCAAAGTGAGTAAATTGGTGACGGCTCCACTTGATCAGTCGCAATTCAACGCGCTGGTTTCACTAACTTACAACATCGGCCCTGCCAACTTTGAGAAATCAACGCTATTGCGTAAGGTAAATTTCAACCACTTTGATCCGTCAATCCGTGAGGAGTTTATGAAATGGAACAAGGCAGGCGGGAACGTTTTAAAAGGTCTCACAATTCGACGTAAGGCCGAAGCGGATATATATTTTGGAGAATAGCAAAATCACATACAAGGGCGAAATCGCTCGCGAATATATTGCCAAATTTCCAAAGGCATCAACGATGGCAATCTCGAGGCTATTGCATCAACATTACCCGATTGACTTCACAAGTATAGACAACGCTCGCGGAATTGTGAGAACGCACCGAAATGAGAAGGGAGATAGGCCGCAAAAAAACGCAATCGGCGAACGAACGGAACAAGAAAAAAAGGACTTTATGAAAACATCTGCATTTGAGTTACCCGAAAGCGACTACGAGAAACAAGGCACGGTCATCGTACCAAACAAAAATATCCTATTTTTAACGGATATTCATTTCCCCTACCAAAATAACGATGCGCTCCGATTGGCGATTGACTATGGCAAGGCTGAGAAAGTTGATTGCGTTTACTTAAATGGGGACACTATTGATATGTATATGCTCTCTCGGTTTATCAAGGATCGTCGATTGCGTAATATGGCCGATGAATTGGAGATGACGCGAAACTTTTTAAAGAATTTACAAGACTATTTCCAATGCCCGATTTATTATAAGATTGGAAACCACGAGGATCGCTGGCAAAATTTCCTAAAATTGCAAGCTCCCGAGTTGTTGGGAATACCCGACTTTGAATTGGCTACCATTTTAAAGTTTGGCGAGTTTGGAGTGCAAGAGGTTAAGAGTAAACAAATCGCAAAGGCGGGTAAATTGCCACTATTACACGGCCATGAATTTTTTAGTGGCTTCGCGCCACCTGTTAACCCAGCGCGTGGCCTTTATATGAAAGCCAAAGAGTCTTGTATCATAGGCCATCACCATAGAACGAGCGAACACACGGAGGTAAACCTCAGCGGAGAGGTGACAACAACTTGGTCAGTCGGTGCGCTTTGTGGCTTAAGCCCGGAATATATGCCTTACAACAATTGGAACAATGGCTTTGCGCATATTCGCGTTGAGAAAAACGGCGATTATGAGGTCAATAACTTGCGAATAGTTGAGAATAAAATTCGATAACGATGAGATATTTATTTATATTGTTGCTATTGGCGAGCTGCGGAGCGCGTAAAGTGAACAAAAGCACAATCAAGACCGATACAAAAAGCGAGATTTCAGTAATTGACTCGACAAAAATCGACACAAAAGAGGACATCGATAGCACAATTTGCACGGATGAGTTTGAGATCACGCCAGTTGATACACTCAAACCTATTGTTATAATTGATTCGCAAGGCAAAAAGATTACGATCAAGAACGGAAGGATTAAGAAACGAACGCAAATAAGCCGATTTAAGGCGGTTAAATCTCAAAGCGTACACAATACACGCAAAACTCAAAAAACTGCTACACAATCGACCAAATCAAGCGAAAAACACGTTGAGCGTGCGCAATCTTTTTGGTGGTTATGGTTTATCCTTATAATTGCGGTTATTCTCTACATTTACAGACGTATTTTTATCTCCCGTTTTATTTAGAAATTGTATAAATAAGCATTAAAAACAAACTTTGTTTAATTTTTTGTTATTTAATTAATTTGTTGTTATATATTTGCTCCATCAAAACGTAACAACTATGAAATACTTTTTACAACACCGCAAACCGCAGTACATTTTTTGTTTAATCATGGCCGCCTATTTTATCGGTCAACTAATTTTTAGATCATAATGGAGGAACAAATCAAAAAACACGAACGCGCCTTGAAAATACTTGAGGCGTACAAAGAAGCAGACCGACGCTACAACGACCACCTAAGAAGGTTTAACGAACACGAAAAAATGTTTGGTTGGAACATGAACAGTTGGCATAAAAAAAGAATGGCAGTTAACCTTAATATTGGCCTAAGATTGGCCCGAATGTATGAGAACTTATCTTTTTAGTTATTACGCCGAGCATCGGGATGAGTGCTGGGATTACCAACACGAAATCAAAGCTGAGAATATTGTCGACGCCTTACTTGTGTTTACGCAGTCGCCAATAGTTTACAAACGAATTTTTAAAATTGAGGAATTACCTTTTAAAAAATGAGAAACAAAAGAAACGCAGGTCGCAAGCCAAAGTTTGGCGAAGGAGTAGCCACAAAAATACTCCACAAATTAATACCAGCAGACGCTGAAAAAGAAATCAAACAATCAATCGAAATAATTTCACTAAAATGGAGCAAAAAAAAATAGACCTTAAAGAGGCCAAGAAGTTCGACAAATGGATGCGCAAGACCGTAAAATCGGTTTACTATTCAGATAATAAAAAAATGTGTAACGCTTATTTAAAACTTAACTAAAAAATGGGAGCATCAGCAAAACTATTCCTTGAAAATTCAGAGCAACTCATCACAATGTATGAGCCATCATTCACGAAAAAAGACGCAATCCTTACAGGCAAGCGAATGGTCGACAACGTAATCGAGAGCGGAGAAGTGGATAAACATATGTTTATGGCAAATATTTGCCGACTTAAAGAGGTCGTAAATTCAGCCGACGCGGAAATGCGTAAGCACTTGCCCGAAGAAAAAATGACCTGCTACGGCGTTGAGTTCACTCCAGTGAACGGCGGCGAGGTTATCAACTACTCAGACGATCCGATTTATCAGCAACTCAAGGCCGACCTTAAAGAGCGCGAGGAGCTGCTTAAATTGGCCTTAAAGCAAACCCAAACAATATTCGACGCTTACGGTAACGAGGTGCCACAGGTATCAGTAACGCCACGCAAATCAAGTATAACATTAAAATTTTAATATCATGGAAGTAGGACAAAAAGTAAGATTAAGAGAGACAAGTATTTTCGCATCGTTGGAGGATCGCCACAACCCACGCGACAAATATGGGTATGTTGTAGAAATAGGGAACGAGTCAAAGGACAAACGCCGAACGCAAGAGCTGCCAGTCGTAGTTGATTGGGGCGGATTTACAAATTCATACCGTTATAACGATTTGTATGAGTTACACTAATTTTCACAAATCGAGTATAATAGCAAGTAATATCGAGCGCGTCACTGGTGTTAACGTGTTCGATAAAAGGAGAACGCTTGAGGTTGTTGATGCAAGAAGCCTTTTTTGTTATGTGTTGCACAAAAATTTCAAATATAAAATAACTGAAATACGCAATATAATTAGAAAGCACAGGCCTTATAGTCACGCAACAGTTATGTATAATATAAAAATATATGAAATTGATGTGCAATTTAGACGCCCCGAAATGGAGGAACTACGATTGGAGCTTATTAACCAGTACTCGCCATACTTTTTAATGCTAAAAAAAGCAAAACTCATCGACGATGAAAGTTTAATGTTAGACATAATCAATTTAATAGACAATCATGAAACCACAAAACAAAAAAGAGTTGATCTTTGTGACGCGAGCTGCGATTGAGGCGGCCATTATTTTACTAATCTTAACTGGAGTGCTATGGCTAATCTCAAACCTTTAACTCGAATACGCAGAGTAATGAATTTTTACTATAAACGCGGAGTAAATTCAGAACGAGTTAACGATTTATACAAAAAAATTTTGTCAGATAAATATAAATCAGTAAATTAGCAGAATCATAATAACCGCAGCAAGGCTCGAGCTGCTTCATTTCGTGCCACAAAAAATTATAATATTATGAGTACTTCAAACAGACGCGCTGCATTCTCGCAGCCAACAACAAACCCAGCAACAAAATTTTTCGAGTGGAAAAGCAACGAGAAAACGTTCGCTTACTACGACAAAGAGACAAAGACAAACGTGAGCGTTGAGCTTCCGTTTAAATTCTTAGTCCTCGACGAACTACACACCGTAAAAGGTTGGAACGACGCAACCGAAAGCGGCATTTATTCCAACGAGGTTAAATACATCTCAAAGGATGAAATGATTGTTAAGCCTTTCAAAGGCAATGAGATTGCTCGAGGTCTTTACAAAGACATTAAAGAGAAAGCAAAGGCCGCAGGCGGTCACTACGTTAAGAGTATTTATATTATGCTCGAAGGTGGCGAGATTGCAAACATTCAACTCAAAGGTGCAGCCTGTCAAACTTGGGGCGATTTTACTGCAAAGAGTAAAAGCCGTTTAGTTGACGAGTGGGTTTCAGTTGTTGGCTTTGACGAGGCTAAAAAAGGAAGCGTTAAATACACGACGCCAAAGTTTGGATATCTTTGCTCACTTGATGGGGCGGAGGCCGACCTTGCCGACGAAGCGTTTAACACTTTGGAGGCGTATCTTAAAAGTTACCTCACGAAATCGGAGCCAGTAGTGGCCGAGATTGATGTTGATGTTGACGTTGATGACTTAGAGTTTTAATAAGTTGGTTAAATAGTTGAATTAGGCGGTCTACGGATCGCCTTTTTTATTCTTTAAACTATTTTAAACTATTTTAAACTAAATTCGCAGTTTAAAACTTTATAAATCAATACTTTAAACC